TGTCTTGGTCCGTAGGCATTTCACCACGTGTGTATCGTGCAATACGTTCTGGACTAAACTCTAGTGCATCACCTGTAGATAATGAATAAACTATGTCTTCATCATAACCCATAGCAATTAAGTCAGAACGTGTAGTCATCTTTCTGTGTGCTACAAAGTCTGAATCTGATATGGTTCTTGCTCGTTTAGATATAAGGAACTCTTCAGGAGGTACGTTTTCTATTCTTACTTTACCTTTGTCTACCGTTCTGGATACTTTAATATCGTGCGTTCTGATAACAGTAGGAGGAACTTCCATTTCCATGCCCGTCATAGGGTCTTGGACTGGGTCATTTTCTATGACTTGCTCTTCAGTGCTTTGCTCTACAATCTCTACATCTTCATCTTGCATAATCATAGCAAGCTCGTCATCTGTTAGACCATAATACTTCTCTTTGGTTACATCTTTTTTGTCATCCCAGTAAGCTTTAACTACGCCAACCTTTTGCATAAGACCGTCTTTAAACCAGTCGTGCATAATCTCAAAGCCATCATTGTCTTTGTAGAATATATGATTAACATAAGCTGTTGCTTGTTCTGCTGTAGCTTCATCGCCTTGATTAACAGGTTCAAATACGACCGCATCTTTAGATGAAGTAAATACTTTCATGATTTGAGGTAATGCACCGTCTACTACTTCAGCTACTTCACCTGTAACTATCTGAGATTTACCTGGCACTTCATTGCCGTACGGTTCTCTCATGTAGTATTCTAAGGCTCTCTGTCTTTCATCGGTAGTTTCCGTTTCAAGATAGCCAATAGCATCATCAATCTCTGACTCAAGAATACTCTTTAGTAAGTTATCATCCATTTATACAATCCATGTGTTGTTAATTTCAAGTGGTTTAGACCACGCTTCAGAAGGAGCATCATCCAACCCTACTGCTAAATACCTAAAGGCATCACTAGCGTGTGAAGCCCAGTCGTGAAATGGTCTATCATGAAAGACTGCTCTCTTCTCATCGTAAACCCGTTTATAATTTCGTAAAGCATCTAGTCCTAATTTAACTTTAGGGTCAAACCAACATCGTGGCAGTATTCTTCTAGCAGCTTGTATGCCATCCATAACCGTTAATTTAGGGGCTATAGTTACTGAAAGACCAGACTCTTCTAATACTTCTTTTCTTGACAGTCCTGTACCTAGTTCTCTTACTGCTACATCGTGTGGAAGTATGTGTGTAGCAAACATCCAGTCATGTTCTCTTAGCCAGTTAACATAATAGTCAAGACCTACGCCATGATTCTCTACAAAGTCTACTAACCGTATTTCTTTGTTAACTATTTGTGCCACCCATATGCTAGTGCTGTCTGACATACCCAAATCCCAGCCTGTAAAAGTTCTTGCTAGCTCATCTCTAGGAATATCACATATCTGATTCTTAGCTTCTAATTCATTTATTAATTTAGAGTAGTATGAGCCTTCTACTGGAGCAGAGAAGCTGCATTCAAACTCTTGGTTAAACTTATCTTCGCCCATCTCTTTATAGGCTGCTTTTAATTCACCTTCATCTAGCAATGCTGTTTGACTAGATTTAAACTCTAACAGTTCCCATCCGTCTTTTTTCTCACCTCTATCACGCAAGTCTTTAAAATGGTTTTGCCCTTTAGGCGTTCCCATTGCTACACAGTAGCCAAGTCGGTCAGACAATGCAGGTCGCACAATTTCAGTAAATAGTGATGGGTTAATCTGCCCTACTTCGTCTAACACACATCCATCTAAGTAAATACCACGTAAACTATCAGGGTTATCTGCACCATACAGAGAGATTCTTCTACCCATAAAGTCTACTCTTAGTTCAGCAATGTTAGCTTTTCCACCAAGAGGTCTTGTATATTCTAGCAAGTAATCCCATGCAATCCTTTTTGCTTGGTTATACGTTGGAGCAACATACGCATATCTTGGATTATCTTTCTCACAATTTAATGCACTATGTATAAGCTGGTTAATAGCACATACTGTTTTACCCATACGCCTATGAGCTACAACCACTGTAAATCTATTAGTCTTTACTAGCTCGTGTATTTCTTTTTGCGGTGCTCTAGGCTTGTAGCCTGTTGTTATTTGTTTTTGTGCCATGCTTATGCGACTCCTTTCGGGTCATCGCTCCTGTTTAAGTTGTTCCATCCTGTATAGTCTTGCTTCTCTTGATAACTTGAACCAATCATCAATATCTTCATAAGTTCTTTTACAGCTTATGCACTTTGGTGTTCCATCAGTGTCATCTACTATCTTACATATTCCGTTACAAGGAGAGTCGTCTACCATTTAACTTTGTTAGCCCAGTAGGCTGCTGACATCTTACCTTTTGCTATATTCTTTGCGTGTCTTGCTTTAAATGACTTTTGTCTAGCTGTAGGTTTTTTATCACCTGACACACCTTGCTGACCAAATCGTATGAGTTTTTCTTTATCACCTTCTTTTGCTAGTACAGCGTGTGACTTTGTCTTGTGTCCAGGAGTACGCTTAGGTTTGTTGTAACCACTAAATGTTTCACTACCTTTTTTAATAGCCATTATGCTTTCTTCTTTTTCTTTTTAGGAAATCCTGCCTTCATATTTGCGTAAGCAGCTTTGGTAATAGTAGACTTCTTTTTAGTTCTGCTAGTACCTGCCTTCTTTCGTTTGTTTATGTTTTCATATAAACTCATACACAATCTCCTATTGCTTCAAACCACCTCTTTAGTTCTTCAAGTTTATCCTCGTGAGCTTTTGGCTCTGGTTCAGATGTACTCTCCACGTTGTATCCTTATCGGTCCGATGTTAATTAAAAGATATGATATTGGGTCTTTTGAACCGTCCTCAAACTCTAGTTCTGCCTCATAAAACTCAAAGCCAAAGCCGAAGCCCCAGTATATATGACAGGACCACATTATGAAGTCGTTTTTGTTACCAAATGTACAAGAATATTTCTATCTGCATCACCTTTAGTGGATGTTATCTTAAAGGTAAAGTTAGTGTCTGACCAAAAATTCGTGTTTACAGAGAACTCGTGCTTTTCGCCTGTTTCAATGATAGCGGATTTGTGTTGGTTGTCGCAACTAGAATCAAACTCTACGCTCCACATTCTACCAGCGTCTAGTGGTTGGTCTGTTTCGGTAACCGTTACATAGAAGTGCACTTTTTTGCCGCCAGTACCTTTAGTAACTTGGTATTCCCAGTGACCAAAGTCATCTAGCTCTACCCATCTATCTTCATTATCAGAACCTAAAACATTCCAAGAGTGTCCAAGCCAGTTTGTTAGTCTTTTTAACATAATTATCCTTGTATATAGTCATCAATATAATTAATTATTGGGTCTATAACAGGGGTTTGATTTTTTATTCTTATATCTTCATATATTTTTTCTTGTTGTTTTCTTGCGTTTTCTTCTAAATACTTTAATGTATCAGCTTCTATATCTCTCATACCGTTATCTGTAGGAGCAGGAGTCATTTTATTTTGAGCGTCTGATAACATTTGGAATATACTCATGTTGTTGTTAGATACGTTACCCATACCATTACCCATACGATTTCCAGAAGGAGCATTGTTCATTAGCATCATTAATTCTGAATTATTCATTTGACCAAATGGAGTGTTTCCCATCATTGATTCTGAGTAGTTTAATTGAGGAAACGGTGTATTACCTGTAGGTGCATTTGCCATCATCATTTCTGAACGGTTTAACTGCCCAAATGGAGTATTGCCGTTTTGCCCTAACGCTCTTTTAAGAAGCAAATTTTTTACTGCGTTCATAGTCATTCCCTGTGTTTATCAGTGTTTACGAGTTGGTATATACAGTGTATATACAGTGTATAGTCTTGGTATATACTAGAGAAGAGAAGAGTAGAGTATAGAAGAGTATAAAAACGTCAAAAAAATATATCGCAAAAATTTGCAAATGGGGTTTTTAATCTATGCCTGTAATGACTTTGATGTTAATAGGGCTACCCCCCTCTCCAGTTAATTCTGTGGTATTTTTTTCACTCCACTGTGCTTGAGTCTTTAACCAGAACATCATCGCACCAACATCACCTGTCATTGCTTTAGAATACATTGTTCCAGCTACTGCTGCGTTAGCTTCTATCCTTCCTCTGTCTAGCTGCTTCTTGTAATACTTTGTCAATGTGTCAACAGATACATTTATTAGAGTGGCGATATCTTCATGCCTAGTACCTACTTTAGATAATTCATAAACCTCATTCTGGGTGGTCGCTAAAACAAGATGTCGGGGTCGACCTGCTTTTCTTTTCACAGGATTCAATCCTACTTGTTGAGAATGATTCTCATTCGCATTTAGATTATCTGTGGATAAGTCCTGCTTTTTATCCTGTGGATAACTTTCGGGTATTGCTTCTAATCCCTCGTTGCTGTTGTCATTCATTGTTTACATATTCCTTGTTGGTTGTTGAGTATATTACTCAAGCCATTTTAAAGCCCATAGAGCGATTATATATTCTTTTGAGGTTACCCTATCAAATACTTTCAAAGTACTCACCATGAGCCTTGTAGGGGGCTACAATAGCCTTTTAACTCATATTATCCGCTAAATTAACCCTCTATTAATCTAACCCGTTGATTTTAAGCCGTTCTAAGCGATTTAATTATTCTTTGAGGTCATACTATTAAAGCCTTTTAATAGGCTCATAATAGGCGTTTAAATAGTGTTTAAATAGATTTGGGATTATATAGGCGGATTTGTGCCTTATGATTCGGATTATACTTGATTAGTCAATAGCATGTAACTGATTTACATATATTTAAGGCAATAAAAAAGCCCCTTATTTGGGGCTTGATTATCCTATGATTATTATTTATTACTAATGTATTTGGTACAGCATTATAGTTTCAGAATCATAAGGTTCAGCGAACCACCCATTTTTAAATAAGAATTGATTGAGTATATTATTTTCAACCATAGTCCCTTCTGAATAATTATAAAATTCAGTTTTTTCATTAGCAATATCATCCCTTATCCAAATGCCACCCTTACCAATTCCAAAAGATTCGGTTGTATCGGTTTTAAGGTCAAACTTTGTTTCTAATTGATTCATTAATGTTGAACGTTTCATTTTTAAAGCCCTTTTTAGTGTTTAAATGTTGTGTTGCTGAAATGTATTTTAATGAAATGTTTAAATATGTCAACACTTTTTTACATTTATTTTATTAAGCCCAAAAAAAAGCCCCGTTAGGGGCTCTTTAATCATTGCTACTAATAAAGCCAATATAAGACAATAGGAAAGCCAAAAGGCAATATAAAAGCAATGGTCAACAGTATAATATCGCGTTTAATTAATCTTTTCTCAAATTCTGCATAAGTTTCATTTTTCATTTTAAACCCCTTCTTTATTTTCAAATTCAGGTGCTAGCCAATATAAATTTATATCACTTTCACTATCTGCTATAAAATCCATAAAACTATTGATTACGTCCATTTTAAACCCCTTTTAAAAATCTTGAATTAAAATTGAATCGTCTAAAATAATAACTTGAGTCATATCCATAAGACTATCCATACTATAATTAAAATCATATACTTCTAAAATTTCATCAAAGTTTTTATAACTTGACCATTCACAGCGAACCATAACCCTGTCAATCTCTAACCCTGACTCCATACAATCACTTAATTCATCATAATAATTATATAAAGCTCTCGCCTCTGCTACTGACCAATGAGCATAGTCATCTCTCAGTAAGTCATCTATAAATTCTGACTCCCCAACCCTTCTAATTAATCCCACGCTATTCACCTCATTTATTTTATTGACCTTATGTAGGTTATCTGTATTGCGTTGACTAATATAATTTTCTTTATCTTTGCCTTCTAGTTTTATGTTTAAATTGCTCATTTTTAATAGTCCTTTTTAAAATTAAAATTTTGTTACAGCTCTAATTTATACCTATGAATTAAAATGTCAACACTTTTTTACAAAATAAATAAATAAAAAAAATAGAGGGCTTTTAAACCCTCTAATAAAATCATTAGCTTTAAAAAGGAAAAAAACTAATAATTTTTAAAAAAACTAAAAAACTAAAAAAACTATATTGGAAAAAATAATACCTAATAAAAAAAATAAAATACAGCAGTTTCTTTTTTTTCTTTTAGTAATAATAAAACTATCCCATTTATTTAACATAAAAAATTCCTTATTAGTTATTAATTAATGTAAAAAAATTATCATATATTTTTTTCACGTCCGATTTTGGTATATTAAAAACTGATGATAACGCGTTTACATCTCTATCATCATATGAAAAGTTTTTATTTAACTGTTCATTCGCTTGTGAAATGCAATATAAAATATTATTCATTTTTAATTCTGTATTCTTATTTTTAAATTTAATATTCATAAAAAAATTCCTTTTAAAATTAATGTAAAACTATATTTACATAAAAAAAGAAAAAATACAAGAAAAAAATAATCTTTTTAATTGTGGATAACTTGTGGATAAAAAAAATAAAACTATCCACAGGTGCTTAAAAAATAATCAATAAGAAAAACTTATCAAAAAACTATTCGTAATAAAAAAAATAAAATAAATAAAACTTATCAAAAAACTATCTTTAATAAAAAAAACTTATGACTTAACAAGTGATGAAAAAATAAGCAAAAAAACTAAATCGCCATAAAGGGCATTTCTAGAGCCGTCAACGTACTTTTACACTTTTTGATACTACCATAAGCAAGGTTGACAAAAAACCTCATACAGAGCAATTGTGCAAGACGCTTTGAAACCCTTGCTATCAGTGCGTTTCAGCCTAATAAGTAAAAATTATTAAAACACCTTGTGTGATAAGAAAAAAAAGTTGACATTGTTTAGCAATATGTCATAATGGGTTGTCATTAACAAAAAGGAGAAAAACATGACAACAAAAAAATTAAGACCAATAGTAAATGATGTATTAAAAATTGATGAGATGTGTTTTCAATTAGCTGACCATGACATAGACGTAAATCATTTAAAAATTGGAGATTTAGCAGAAAAGCTAGGTTGCAGATTTCAAGCAGTTAATCAGCACCCTGAATACACTAACAATTATTTAGTAAAAGAGGCTAAATATAGATTGATGGTAGAGTCAGAATGGGCTCATGCAGACCCAAGCTATAAAGATTACAGACAGACTGTTAAACAACTAAAAAGATTTATAAACAAATGGGAGGGTAAATAATGAACTGCGATAAAGAGTACGAGTATGTAGTAAAAGAGGTAATTATCGTTAAGGTAGACACCGCTACAGGCGAAGAGGTCTTAAACAGGGATGGCTCAATAAAACACTTTAAACCGAAAGACATGAACGATTACTTGCATATTGAGTTTTATGACGAAGAAGTGGAGGAGGCGTAATGAAAGAATACGGAGATTTAAACGGCGATGAAGATGAAATTGAATCAGCCAGACAAGAGAAGGAAGATAACAATCCTAACGATGAACCAAACTTTGATGACTGGGAGGTAGCGTAATGAGTACAGTAATTGACAAAGAGGAACTATTAGAGAGCCTTGCTAACGAGGCTCATGAGATGTTTACTAACGATGGACACTCAAGTGAAGAGGCATGGATACTGGCAAGGGAGGACGCACAGTATCGTTATGACAACGGCTTATACTATATAGGCGACTACGAGGAGGACGCGTAATGAAAATTAAAACAGTAGAACAAATAAAGCAATGGTTAATTGAAGAAATAAAGCACAACGAGCCTGTTGTGAATGGTACAGAAGAAACGAGTGATGACTCATATGATATTCATTTAGGGCGAATGGAATGTGCTGATTCTCTTTTAAGACAAATAGAGGGGGACGAGTAATGAAAAAACTTATTTCTTTAAATTATTACGAAGGTATTGAGCAAGTAAAGCCTAAATTTCTATCGGCTTACCATGATATAGATTCACGAATAATAAAGTTAGACTGTTTACAGGATGCAATTTATTATTTACAAGAAGAATACATTAAATTAGTAAAGGGGAATAATCATGACTAAAACAGAAAAAGAGTTTGACGTAGGCTACCAAGTAGGCGTTAAGTCTGCAGGACTTTTAGAAAAGAAGGTAAAGAATCCTAACCATAACCATATGGCAGGGCTAGTATCTAGCATACTAAATCTTTTGTACTTTTATGCACCGAAGGAAGAGTATGCGGATGAGCTAATAGAGTTTTCCGTAAACTTTGCTAAAAAAGAGGCAAAGGAAATGAAGGAAACGATGTAATAAATGTTGACTTATTTTTACTAGCAACTACAATAGACATTCAATTAATTTAAGGAGTAAGTATGGACAATATCACATTAGAATTTGTTAAAGATAACTTTAAGAACCAATCACAGGTTGCCGACCAACTAAAAATAAGTAGGCAAGCGGTAAGCAAATGGTTTATCACAGGAAACATTCCTAAATTGCGACAGTTTGAGATTAAGGAATTGTTAAGTAATAATGTTTAAACATAAAAAGGAAAATCATGCTGAAGATTAAGAACTGGGACAAGTACCAACACTATAAGCCCAAGAATCCGAAGTATCAGAAGAAGATGTCATGGTTTAAATTGTATGGTGCTGACCTACTAAACGATTTAGAGTGGAGTAGGTTAAAGCCTGATGAGAAGGTAACTCTGATTGAGCTATGGTGTTTAGCAAGTGAGTCTGAAGGAATCTTGCCAAGCGTTGAGGAAATAGCGTTTAGATTAAGACGTGATGAAAAGCAAATGGTTAAGCTGATAACCGCATTGCAAGGGTGGTTAGAGGATGAGTCTATACAAGGTCTATACGAGGTATATACAACGCCTATACTAGAGAATAGTAGAGAAGAGAATAAACCTTATACGATGACTGCTAAAGCGGTTGTTACTAAAGCACCCTCTGCACACTTTTCCAAGTGGTGGGATATGTTACCCAACACAAGGAAGGTGAACAAAAAAGGTTGTGAGGAGAAGTGGAGAGCCAAGAGGTTAGACAAGATAGCTACTGACATCATTAACTGGACTAGCGGTATGAGTAACAGTAAGGCGTGGAAGGAAGGATTTAACCCCTCTCCCGAAACGATTTTAAACCAAGAGCGTTGGCTAGATACCAACAGCAAAAGCTCTGTAATACCAAAGGGAGTTGTTTAAACATGAACACAGGTGATGTAGTAAGACAGCTAACAGTAACGAAGGAACAAGTAGTTGCCGAAGGCTATTACGAAACGACTGAAGACTTTAAGATTAAGTCTACTGACAATCTTTATGATGACGTAATCAAGTATTATAACGAGGAAAAAAATAGCGGTTACTCTATGGGGTGGAGGAAGACTGACCCTGACTTTTTAGTAAGGAAGGGTGAAGTCACTTGCATAACAGGCTCTAGTGGTAGCGGTAAAAGTATGATTCTATCGCAGATTTTATTACACCTGATGAACTATACAAAGGTGCTAGTAGCTAGTATGGAAATGCGACCCGTATTACAAATTGCTAGGATGATACAGCAGAAGGGTATGACAGACCCTACTGACCAATACATACGCGAGTTTTGTGATGAGTATAAGGACAGACTATACATCTATGACCAACAGAGTACGACTAGCGAAAATGATTTATACGCATCTATTTTTTATGGAAAGCACGTATTGGGGTGTGACGTCATGGTGATAGATAGCTTAATGAAGGTGGATTCTGTATCAGAGGAAGACTATGGAGCTCAAAAACAGTTTGTTAATAAGTTGAGTTGCATTGCTAGAGATTTAAACATACATATCTTTCTAGTAGCTCATACCAAGAAAATGGATGAGTCTACCATACCAGACGCTACCCACATTCTAGGCTCTAGCCACATTAGAAACCTAGTGGATAACATTCTATGTGTATGGCGTAACAGGGAGCATGAGCGTTTAAACAGCACAGGCGACCTACCTGAAGACCGCAAGACTGAACCAACGGCATTGCTGTTAGTACAGAAACAACGTAACCATACCTATGAAGGCACGTTTGGTTTTTGGTTTGACATTAAAACATTAACTTACAAGGAGCGACCATTATGAGCGTGAACGAGTTTATTAAAGACCTAACCAAACTATTTGGAAAGGTGAGCTATAAGGCAACAAATAAAGATGGGCTAGTCTTTAAAACAAAGGACTGGGACGAAGTAAATAAAAAGTTTGACAAATAAAATTGAACTGGTATAGTAAAGCTGTAATATTAATTAACCTTTAAGAAGAAGGAAAATACAATGAAAACAAACCAATACATACTTGACGCTAATCAAGCAGACCTAGAGCAACAAGAGCAACTACACGAACTATATTCAGAGATAGAAAGAGAAGAAAAACGCACACAACTGCAAGCATTAACTAAAGCAGTAAGGGGTGAGTTTAATCTATTCGCTGAAATACAAAAATTTAATGAAATATACGGGGAATCAAAATGACTATAAAAGAAGTAATTAGTAATTCTATTGACATTGTTGTAGGATTTTTTAAAAAATTAAGACTGTTAGATGTTAGTAAGTATGTAGAAAAGAAAGGGCAATTTTCGTACCTTTCATGGGCTTGGGCGGTGGATACATTACTACAGCATGATGAGTCATCTACATGGGCTTATTCAGACCCATTAACACTACCTGATGGCAGTATGATGGTGTTCTGCACAGTTAAAGCATTTGGTAAAGAGATGACCGCACAATTACCTGTATTAGATTTTAAGAACCAAGCAATTAAAAATCCCAACACTATGCAGTTAAATACGGCTATGCAAAGATGTTTAGCAAAAGCCATAGCTCTTTATGGAATTGGTTTATATATTTATCAGGGTGAAGACTTACCTGAAGGTGATGTGCTAGAACGCATTACTAACATCTTTAATGAGCAAGGTATAGATGAGGCTAGAAAGTATTTTAATACGCTAGATGGAGCTGACAGGAAGTTAGTTACGCCTTTTATTAAGAAAATAAAGGAGGAAAAAGATGGACATTAATACGAAAGACTTAATAAAGAGTTTAGAGGATTCAGCAACTAACGAAATTGTTGAATATGTTAGAGAGAATATATACATGGATTTTTTAGCCAAACCACATGATAAAGATAAGTCTTTTAATATAGGTGTGTATCAAGGAATTTTAATAGCATCAGACCTTATAAAAGAGCATGAAAGAGAAGTTATGCGACAAGAAAGATTAAAGAAATCATTGGAGAAAAGCAATGGAACAGCGTAGCGAAGAGTGGTTTCAGGCAAGGCTAGGCAAAGTAACTGCCTCTAACATAGACAATGTTATTGTTAAGGTAAAAAATGGCGAGTCTACTTACAAGCGTAAGTATCGTATTCAACTTATTACTGAATTGTTAACTAACAAAAATGTACCTGTATTTGTTAATGATGCAATGCGGTGGGGGACTGAACACGAGGATGAGGCAAGGGACTTGTATATAGATAAGAAAGAGTTATTAAAGGGTGTAGATGTGACCGAGATAGGTTTTATTGACCACCCAACAGTTAATATGTCTGGTGCTAGCCCTGATGGATTAGTTGGTTTAAACGGTCTAATTGAGATTAAGTGTCCAACACCTACAACGCACACAGAAATTTTAATGACAAGAAAGATTCCAAGTAAATGGGTACATCAAATGCAATGGCAAATGGCTTGTATGCCCGAAAGAGAGTGGTGTGACTTTGTATGTTATCACCCTCATTTTCATGGAGAACAAAAAATGCTCATAGTTAGAGTAGAGAGAGATGACGACTTAATCACTCGTCTAGAAAAAGATGTCCAAGACTTTGTAACAGAAGTTGAGGATTCAGTTAAATTTATTAAGGAGAATAACTAATGGCAACAGTAGGAATTTCAGCAAGTATAGATGTAAGTAAGATTGATAAGGCTAAATTAATTAAGGGTGAGAAAGGTACATACCTCAACATCACTACTTTTGTTAATTTAGATGAGAAAGACCAGTACGACAACAATGGTATGATTACCCAATCTACTACTCAAGAAGAACGTGAGTCTGGTGTAAGGGGCGTTATACTAGGTAATACAAGAGTGTTTTATACTGGAGAAAGTCAAGGTGCATCATCTGGTTCTGTGCCACAAGCTAAAGAAGCAGTAGCAGAAGATATACCTTTTTAATAGGTACTAAGGGTTACACTGCCCTCAAGGTAAGTGTCATTGGAATTGGTCTGATGGCATTTCATTGAGAACTTGAGGGTTAGTGTATTAAAAGTATTACTTATTCATTACATACATTGTAACTTCAAAGCCAAATCTCATTTCTGTAGCTGATGGTTTTGTCCACATAGTAGTAGTCCTTATTGGTTAATCAAGGCTCTATTATAAGTGATACATTGTTTAAACAACAGGATTTATGTATTATATAGGGGTAGTGAAAATGACTAAAAAGCATTTAGGAATTTTAGGTGTTGTAATATTTCTTGGTAGCTTAATAGTAATAGCTGTCAATACTATGCCACACCACAAGAACTATCATTGTCATGGAAAGAACTTTCATCTTTATGAAAGCATAGAAGCCAACGGCAATGTCTTTTTAAAGACAAAGAAAGAGTGTATTGATATAAGAGATATACCATTTCGCACCAGTATAAAGGGGAAATAATTGAAAGAATCTGATATGCTTGATATGCCTAATGCAGAAAAGATGGAGAATGTCATTAGGCTTTACAAGGCAATTTTAACTCAAGCAATCGTAGACGCTTTGTATGACCCAACTAAAAAAGATTTAAAAGCAGAAGAAAAGTTTAAAACAAGAGTTAAGAAACATGGGTATTTTACGCAAAAAGGCAAGCCTATTACGTTGAAAAATAAAGTAGGCGACAAGCGTTATGCGTTAGAATGGCTGTATACTGATGATGATGAGATGTTACAGTTATGTTGCAGTTTAAGTAACCTGTCTTTAGACAGAGTAAGAAGTACCATTGAAGATATACATAAAAAACGTAAGGAGAAAGAAGATGAGCGACAAAATAAATCCAGAGCATTATAAACGTGGTGGATTAGAAACTATTGACATAATGAAAAAGAAACTTACTCCAGAAGAGTATATTGGTAAGATGAAAGGTGACCAATACAAGTATTTAGAGCGTAGAGGATACAAAGAAACAGAAGGATTAAGTGAATTGCAGTGGAATGAAAATTGTGCAGTAGAGTGCAGAAAGCAAATGTGGTATACAGAAAAGGAACTTAATGTATATCTAGAAAACATAGCTGCAATAAAAGCAAGAGTACAATCCGATGAATGGATAGATGACCCACTCCATGACGAAGACTAAAAAGCAAGAGATATATAAGTATGGCGAGCCTTTCTATTGTGATGAATGTGGCAAGGAAGCTATGTACATGGACAAGGACAAAAAGTGGTGGTGTTACTTTAACTGGACTGACATGAACAAGGAACACTATGGCATCTGCAAAACTAATAAAAGTTCCTAAATCACCTGTTTGCCATGTTTGTGGTAATCCAGCTAAAATATATCATGCAAAGAAATGGTGGTGTAAGACTTACACAGAGATAGGCGAGTTTAATATAAAAGGACATTGTAGTAATGGAAAATGACGAATGGAAAGAGAAAGAGTTTTATTATGATGGGTGGCTGTTTATTATGACTTATAACAGCAAGCAGTTCACTATTAGACACGAGATTACAGGGAAGGTTCTTACATCAGGAGATTTTTAAATGGTAGCTGAATTTATATTGATGGTAGCAATAGGTAATGAGGCTGGTAATAATAGTTGTTGCCTTGCAGAACATTACGTTGGCACGTTTAAATCGTGCGTTGAAGCCCATGAATATATAAAAAACCATATACCTGAAACACCAAAAGAAACACGATGTTTACATAAAGAAAACATAAATTTACCTGAAGACTTTAAACATAAATATATTATTGACGAATGCAAAATGAAAAGGACTTGCAATGAATAAAGAAAAAACATTTATTGCATGGGCAAAAGAACATAATTATAATTTAAAAAAAGACGTTGGATGTCAGTTGTTTGTTGAAGAAGAATTAAGTTTAACAGACATTCCAATTAAAAATATATATTCAAGCACGCATACAGAATCTGCGTGGCAATCATGGGAGGCAGCATGGGAAAAGGCAGTGGTAGAAGACCAGCAGGATTAGTAACAGATAAAAAATTACAAGACAACTGGGATAGAATCTTTGGGCAAAAGCCTAATAACCAACAATTTGAAGGGATAAAAGATGGCAATAAGTCCGACACAAAGAACGCTAAAGAGATTAAGGGATAGTGGTGACTACCCTTTAGTTTCTATAGTAGAAAGATGGAACGCATTTGCCAAGATACGCCAAGATTTGTTTGGCATTATAGACTTACTTGCAATAGATAGTAAGGGTAATACCGTAGGAATCCAAGTCACTAGCTATAGCAACATTAGTGCAAGGGTAAAGAAGATGGAGGGTAGTGATGCTATCCAACATTTAAGAGATGCTAACTGGACACTCATTGTTGAAGGATGGCATAAGAAAGACAACAAGTGGGTTAGTAGAATTGTAGACATCAGTTAAGGAGATTGATATGAGCAAGCAAAGAAGTAATTACACAGCAGAAGAACTTGAAGTGTTTAAACAGAGAACTATAGACTTTATACAAAAGCATCCTGATGCTAACAGGTCAAGAATTTCAAAGTATGCAGGGGTTGGTATTTCTGTTTTAGAGAAGCTAGAAAAAACTGGTGCGTTTAAACTACCTAAACCTTTAAATGCAGGGCAGGTACGCAAGACACACGACTGGGGAAATATGCTAGGAAGCCTTAAATGAGGATAGAACGCCTTATGGTGTTGTTAGAAGACTGGGCTTTTTTTATGAAGCACGATAACAATAGGCTTGGCTATCCTAGTAAATCTCTAGGAATGGCAAGTGGAGGTGACTCCTCCCAAGCATTTGATGATATGTGCGACAAAGCTAACGCTGACAACATAAGGACAATCAACGCTATTATTAACAGTCTTGATAAAGAGCAACGTGATGCTGTCTATGCTAGATGGTTGGGCAGTAAGAAGCCTATGTACTATGAGTTAAAGCTAGATTTAGCTATGGATAACTTATTAACAATGGCAGGTAGGAGGATTTATGCCTGATAACACTTTTAAGGAAGACCTTTCTATTGGTAACTTAATAGAAAAGCATGTTTTGCTAAACATACAAAAAAAATATCCAAAAGCTCGTTTAATAGAAGGTTATTGTAAGGAATATGACATATGGATTCCAGAGAAGAATATAGGTATTGAAGTAAAGTTTGATGCTAAAAGTAATTTTACTGGAAATATTGTAGTGGAAATAGAAATGTTTAATAAACCTTCTGCACTAATAACAACAAAAGCAGACTCTTGGATTTTTTACGACAAACATAAGTTTGTTAGCATTAAAGTTATAGATATTTATAATTGTATTATTCAAAACAAATATCAGTACACAACTTTTATTGGTAAAGGAGATACACAACCTAAAAAAGCGTTTCTTATTAAAAAAGAATTGCTGTATAGCTACGGAAAAGAATTAGGGTGGGGTAACCCCCCAATTGAATGGAGAAAAGCTCACTACGAGGCTTAGGACAAGCCAGGAAAGGTGTTTAATCGTCTAAATCAGGCACATTAGCATAGATACTATCAATAATAAGTTCTACAGAAGAACCGTCATCAAGATAAATAACCATGCTATCTTCACCATATACAACATCAACAGCATCAATCGTTTTACCAACTATATGCTTTGATATTTCTTGTATATCCATTTTTACTTCCTTTAGATGTTGATACCCAATTAAATGCTTATTGTTTTCTTGAAGGTTGATAAATCATTGCTCCTTCTCCATTAATAATTAACGCTTGCTTTCTAGGAGTTCCTCCATCTTCAACGAAAGATATATGAATCCACCTATCAAATTCCAGAATAAGCTGGTCGTAACGAATATCGGAGGCAATAATATCAGCAAAAATAATTTGAGGACTGCCATAAGCGTTAGATGTAAAGTCACAAGCCAGACCTTGAGTGTGTTGAGAGGTTCGTTTGCTACCCAGTAAATCGTTAAGTTCAGGACAGCGATAACCAGAAGATACATGTATGGGTGCGTTAAGTAGGTTTCTAACATCTTCCATTCCGTTTGCTAGTATACATAAATTGTCCAGTATTCCTTCATGGGGAGTATTGTCTATACCTTTCCTTGCAGCCGTTTGGCTAAAGGTAAACTCTTCTAATGTAAAGTGAGGTGTTAACCTTGTCATTTAGTTAATCCATTTTTCTTTTCGTATGAACGTAATCCACCTAATCCAAGCATACCCATAAGAACAGGTAGCATAGTAGAGGTATCAGCCTGTGGTACTATTATACCTAACGGATGGAGTAAAGGCGATACAAGAAAGTTAATAGTAAATCCTGCTACACATACCCAGCCTACTGCTGGTCGCCAACCTGATTGAAACCATT